CTTGCCACAAACATTGTGGATATCACACGCGAACTGGTGCCAGATGACCAGGACTTGCCCGAAGGGGAAATCCCGATCAAGTCTGACGACCTGGTGCAGTTTGGCGATTGTGTCAAGGCGACCCGCCTGGAGGATGGCACTCTGAAATTAGGCGGCTACCTCATCCGCTATTCCACCGAGAACGACCCGGACGTGACCGGGGACTATTTCACCCAGGATACCGACTTTGGACACGACTTCCCGGCGCGCATGCCCGTGTATTTCCATCACGGTATGGACGCCAAGATGGGGAAGCGGCGATTGTCATCTGCCACATTGACCGAGGATGAGTTTGGCATTTGGGCTGAAACAATCCTGCGGGATCGTGACGAGTATGAGAAGTTTCTCGCACAGATGGCGGAAGCGGGCAAGCTGGGCTGGTCATCCGGCGCGGCATCCCACCTGGTAGAGCGGAAATCAACAGGCAAGGCAAACCGGATTGACACCTGGATTATTGCCGAAGCTTCTCTGACACATACCCCAGCGGAGCCGCGCAACAGCGTCAGCCCGCTGAAATCAATTCACCCAATCCCTCAAGAGGAGGAAACAACAATGGAAATCACCGAAGATCGACTGACTGAACTTATTTCAGCAGCCGCAACCAAAGCCGCTGAAGAAGCGGTCAAGTCCATGCCCGCTGTTACGCCTGCGGCTGGATTTGATGTGCAAGTGACCAAAGACGCCGGAGATCAACCCTTCAAAAGCGCGGGCGAGTTTTTTCAGGCAGTTAAGAACGCTGCCCTGTACCCGTCATCCGCCGATGAACGACTGAAATCCCTCAAAGCCGCGTCCGGCATGAGCGAAGGCGTCCCCGCCGATGGCGGATACCTGGTATCCCCCACCATCGCTGGCGGCATCGTGGAGAAAATGTACTCCACCGGTAGCATCCTGTCCCGCGTGGCGATGGATAATATCGGACCCAACAGCAACGGCATGACCTACAACGCCATTGACGAATCCAGCCGCGTGGACGGCAGCCGCTATGGTGGTCTGCAAGGCTATTGGCTGGCGGAAGCCGGAAGCAAAACCAGCAGCAAGCCGAAGTTTCGCCAGGTTGACCTTAAATTGAAAAAGGTCGCGGCACTGGCTTACGCCACAGATGAACTGCTTTCCGATGCAACCGCCCTGGAAGCCTGGCTGTACCGCACTGTTCCCAACGAGTTGCGCTTCAAAGTTGAAGATGCAATCTACAACGGTGACGGTTTTGGCAAGCCCCTGGGTATCATGAACGCCCCCTGCCGCGTGGATGTGCTGCGCCATGCAACTTCCGGCGTGGCGATCCAGGACATCGTGAACATGTATGCCCGCCGCTATTCGGGATACAACGATTATGTCTGGCTGATTAACCAGGACGTGCTGCCCCAGCTTTTGCAGCTGACCATCTCCAGCACACCGGTCTTCCTGCCTCCGGGCGGATTATCCGGTGCACCTTATGGCACCCTGTTTGGTCGTCCAGTCATAGAGGTCGAGTACGCGGCAACAATGGGAACCGTTGGTGACATCGTTCTGGCGAGCTTGAGCAATTATCAGGCGATCCAGAAGGGTGGCATTGAAGCAGCCAGCTCGATTCACGTCCAATTCCTGACGGACGAAACCGTGTTTCGGTTCGTGTACCGGGTGGATGGCGCACCGACCTGGGGCGCAGCCCTCACCCCGTTCAAGGGATCGAACACCCAATCCCCATTTGTTGCGCTTGCTACCGCAACGGCATAAAGGAGGCTGACAATGGGTAACAATCTCGTATCTTATGACAACGTTGTGATGCTGCTGGCACCGCAGGACATCGCTGGAACCGCAACCGCATCCACCTATCTTGACCTCAAGACTGCGAATGACTGCATGATTTACGTCATGGTGGGCGGTATCACAACCGCAAGCGCAGACCAGACCGCCGGACCGGTTGTCACCATTCAGGCGTCCACTGCTGCTGCATCCAACGCCACCGAAACCAATTATGAATTCCTGTACCGGCTTTCTGGTGCAGTCCAGAGCAATACCTGGACAGCCCCCGCATCCGCAACCGCTGGCGTGGACTTGACCGTGACCGGGGATAACAAAATCCTGGCAATCAAGGTTGATCCTGCAGGTGTTGCCGCACTCGGCGCAGACTTCCGCTATGTTCGTGTAGTGGTGACCCCTGGCACCGGCGGGGTAACCTGTCTTGTCAGCGTCATGGCTGCAATTGACACGCGTTACAAGCAGACCACCTTCGTGTCTGCGACCTAACTCATCCATGCTGTTCGGGGGGCGGGTACTATCACCGTCCCCCGGATAGCAAAAGGGCAATTATGCGAATTGGCAATAATCCAATGCGAGGCAAGACTATCAGCCACACAATGCCGGGTGAAGTGGCAACGGTGGTGACGCACCTGCCGAACCAGGAAGGCTACCACGCCCAGCGGCTTGAAGTTGTCCAGACCTGCCTGAAAAGTATGCGCAACGGCGCGCCGGGCATCCCGGTGATGGTATGGGACAACGGATCGTGCCAGGAACTGCGAGACTGGCTGCTGGACGACTACCGCCCGGACTTCCTGGTGTTGTCTGACAACGTAGGAAAGCACAATGCGCAGAAGTCCATCGCCAACCTGTTTCCGCCGGAAACCATTATCGGCTTTTCAGATGACGACATGCTATTTTGGCGCGGCTGGTGGAGTGAGAGCATTCGGCTGCTAAAAGGATTTCCCAACGTTGGCGCGGTATCCGCCTGGTATGCCCGAACTGCAACAAAATGGGGGATTGGCAGCACACTGGAATGGGCGGGGGGTGAAGCCCTGGTAGAATGCGGGAATTTCACACCGATTGAGCATGAGATTGATTATGCCCGGTCGGTCGGGCTGCAAGTTGACCCGCATATCACCCGCATATCCAGCCTGTGTGATTACAAGATCACCTATAAGGGGATGACCTGCTACGCATCGGCGCAGCACTGCCAATTTATCACCCGTGCCGGGGTGATTGGCAAATATTTCCATTGGAGCGACCAGGCGATGCTGGAGCAGAAAGAACTGGACGAGCGGGTGGATGCGGGCGGGTATTTGCGCCTGACGACCTCCACCCGGCTGGCGTTGCACATGGGCAACGTCATTGATGACGAACTACGGGAACGAATAGGAGACGCATTTGGCACAGTTATGGTATAAGCCATCCCCGCCGGGCGAGGTACACGACACCCCCTGGCTGTCACCGGACGCCACTCGCTATTTAGAGAGCCTGCTGCGCCCGGATATGCACGTTCTGGAACACGGCAGCGGCGGCAGCACCATCTGGCTGGCAAAGCGGGTGGAGCTGGTGACGGCGGTGGAACATGACCCGGACTGGCACCGGGCGGTCAAGTCTGTTGCGCCTTCCAATGCCAATGTCATTCTATGGGACAAACCAAGACTGCCGAAACTGCATCCGCCTTATGACCTGGTACTGGTGGATGGCGAGCCGGTAGAGGAACGCGCTTACTATATCCGGGCAGCCGAAAAGCTGGTCAAGCCGGGCGGCGTGTTCGTCCTGGACAACTTCAACCGCCCCGAATACCAGGCGGAGCGGGAGTCATTAGAGAAACGTCACCGGCACCTGGAATTTAGATTCAGTTTCGGACTGTATCTAAATACACAATTTTTCTTCATCGGACAAAAGCCATGAAGAAATTAGCAATTGTAGGCACACACCCCCGGACGCGGGATAATGCGCCCTGGTATGACCCGGATTATGACATCTGGGTATTCAACGAATCCCCACAAAACGAGTGGGTGAAACGATGGGACGCAGACTTCCAATTGCACAAGCCGGAGGTCTACACAAGCCGGAATAACTTTGTCAGGGCGGATCATTGGGACTGGCTGCAAGAGAGACGGGGCAAGCCGATCTACATGCAGCAGATGGATGAGCGCGTCCCCGACTGCGTGAAATACCCGCTGGATGAGATTATCGCCAGCCTGCCCGGTGCGCACCTGCGCTGGTGGAAATCCAGCCCGGCGTATGCCATCGCCCTGGCACTTCACCAGGGTTATCGGGAAATTGCATTGTATGGGCTGGATATGTCCAGCGGTACGGAATACGGTTACCAACTGCCAAATTTCCAGTATTGGGTGGGTGTGGCATTAGGCATGGGGGCAACCATCCTGGAACTATCCAACGAGCAGTATTTCACCGGGGCATTGTACGCCTACGAAGGGGAAATCCAGATACCCCGCAGCTACTTTGCAGAGCGCGCCGAATTACACCGCCCGGCATTGAAATCCGCCCGGTGGGAAGTCGGCAAGATGCAGGACCGCTTCAAGGAAGCGACAGGAATAGCGGGAAGCCCGGCAAAAGCCAGCCGGCTATTATCCCAACTGGAGGAACTGGTCATGGCAGCGGCGCAAATATCCGGCGCGCTTGTCTCATCGGAAGAATATGCCGGACGGGATGACCCCATTCCCCGCCAGGAGTTTGAACGTGCTGCGGCAACCGCCCAACGGGATACCGAACAAAAGCGCAAGGATGGCTGGGTGGCGCATGGCGAGGCGCAATATGTCTGGAACGCCTGGAACCAATCCGGCAGTGACGCCGCCCGCAAACAGTTTATCGAGTTTGTCACCAAAGCACTCAACCTGCTGGACGAGGCGGGGGTGCGGATGGGCGTGTACCTGGAAAACATCGAATATCTGAAACAAGTGGATGAACTTATCACCGCCGCCGGTGGTGAGCGCACCGTCAAGGCATTGGAGGGCAGCTAATGGCAATTACTAACGGATATTGCAGTTTGACAGAATTAAAAGCATACGCAACCATATCCACAACGGATGCAACCGATGACGGCGCGCTGGAGGACTTGGTCGAAGCCGCCAGCCGGGTGATTGATGACGTAACCCGGCGGACATTCTACGCCCGGACAGAGACGAAATATTATAACGTCCCCAGCGGGCAGGCAAATAACAAAATCCTATACCTGGATGACGACCTGCTGACGGTGACGACCCTCACCAATGGCAGTTATGGAACATTGACATCAGCACAGTATTGGCTGCTGCCCCGCAACGCCACCGCAAAATGGGCGGTGGAGCTGCGCCCCTCATCCGGAATCACCTGGACAAGCGACACCGCCGGAGACAGCCAGGGCGCAATCACCATCGCAGGCACGTGGGGCTATTCCACCACCACGCCGGATGACATCAAGCAAGCCTGCTTGATGATTGCCCGGTCATACATGTTTAAGCGGGATGGTCAATCGGTGGAAGGCATCGCCCAGGTGACAGGAGCCGGGATGGTCATATCCCCGGCGGACATTCCACGCGAGGCGGCAATCATTTTGAACTCATACCGGAGGCTGTTATGAGCCTGGCATTGACGACCATCACCAGCAGTATCAAAGCCATCTCCGTGACCGGGGTGGTGATGTGCGACATTGACGGCATCCCCACCACCGCAGACCTGGAGCGCAGCCCCCATTTTTACCCGGAGCCGAATGGATTTGTCCAGACCTTATCAGTGGAGCGGGATAGTTTCGGCAGCCCGACCACCGCCCGGAAAACAGTCCGGTACACGCTGCTTTATTCATTCGCTTATGCCCCAGCCGGAGCCGGACGCAACCTGGCGGAGCAATATGCCGGGGCAGCCGACAAAGCTTATGAAGTCCTGGACGCCTTGATTGCCAATGACAACCTGACCGGGGCAATTGATATGGTCCCGGCATTGTCGGGCGGATTTGGCGCAATCCAGGCACCGGACGGCAGCATGTTTATTGGCTGCCATATCAGTATCGACATTGTTGAGTTTGTCAATTAGGAGGTGACATGGCAGGGAGAACAGTCAGCAAATACAACCGAGTTTATTTAGGGGACAGCACGCACGGCGTGGATTTGTCCTGTCATGTCCTGGACGTGGGCGACCTGTCCATCGACTTTGACGGCGACCCGATTGCCGCCTACTGCTGGGGCGTCAAGGGAACGCTATTGAGCAACGCCACCATCACCGCCGGACCCATCAACGCCATCCTATCAGCAGGCGTGGCGGGTGATCTGCATACCACCATGACCGCATTACAGGGCAGACCCATATCTATGGGAATTGCCATCGGCATCAATCAGGTGCCAACCCTGGGCGACCCCATTTTTGTACTCTCCACCGACCTGAAAAGTTACACCGGGCTGGAAAGTGCCGGGGGCATGGTGACGATGAACGCCACCCTGGGCGGTGGAGCAGATAACACCGCCGGGATGAAATATGGCAAAGCATGGGGAACAATCCTGCATGGACTGGCAGCCGCATCCGCAGCCAATGCCTCCACCGCTGACATTTTTGACGGTGGGGCAGCATCCGCAGCGGGCGGGTTCATGTTCTACTGCTTGACCTCCCTGGACGGGGGCAACGTGACCCTATCCATTGAGGACAGCGCAGACAATTCCACCTATACCGCACTCACGGGCGCAACGTCCGGCGCATTGACCGCCGCCGGGTGTGGGATTGTCCAACTAGGCACAACCGCAACCGTCCGGCGATACCTGCGCTGGCAGCTTGCGTTAGCAGACGGTGCAACCACCGCAACCTTTTTAATTGCATTTGTACGAGGATAAGGAGAACAAATGACAGCACAAACTGGAAGAACTGTATCGAAATGGACGAAGTTTTGTGTGGATGACAGCGCGGGAACGCTGCGCGAAATCCCCGTCTCGTCCATCAATGGGGTTGGTCTGGACTATGACGAGGTAGACATGACCGCCTTCTCGGATGCCATTCATGGTGTCCTGCTGAATCACCCGAACTGCACGATTGACATCACCGGACCATTTGATACAACCGCCGCCGCAGCTATTGGTGATGGCGTCTCCGGCAGCCATACCGTGTTGAGCGGGATCGTAGGCGGAAACACCCCCCTGACGCTGGACATCAGGATTGGCATCCGGCACGCATGGGAAGATGGTGAGCCGCAATTTGGCATCACCTCCAGCGCAACCGACGGTTTTCTATGCAAGTCCTACACCGTCAATCCTGATGACGGCACTTACTCGGCAAGTTTCGTCATGTTCGCTGGATCGACTGCCCCGGCATGGGGAACGGCGGCTGAAACATGATTTTGACCTCACCCGTCAAGCGATTCAGCGGCACGGTGGAACTTCCAGACGCGCTCACCTTCCCAGAGTATGTAGCGTGGGAGAACGGCTTTTCCGGCGTGAGCGGTGAGAGTTTTACTGTCACCGCCCAGGCGCTTCTTCCGGCAGTCTGCATGATTGTCAGGAAGTGGAACCTGGACAACTTTCCAGAGAAAGTCACCCCCGACACATTCCCGGCGACCCCGCCGGCAGCGGTAGCACAGCTGCTGGCATGGCTGGTGGGTGAAATTCGGCGGGTGGTAGAGGGCAACGATGACCCAAACGCCTGATGGCTGCCGTCTGGCAATTTTTGGAGGGCGGCAGCCGTTGCCCGGCGGAGCTTGAAGCCGCACACGCAGTGGAACGGTATGGAGCGCAACCCATCTACGGCAGGACGCTAACCATGACAGAAGCCCGGAGGCTGGCAGTGGCAATCGACATAGAAACAGCATACAAAGCCCGCAAGCAAGCCGAAAACATAGCGGAATGGGCAAAGAAACACCCCGAATCGAATGATCTATTACTCCGGGCGATGAGGTGCGCACATGGCGAATGA